CTCAGCTGTTGGCATGTTTGAGCATCAGGAACTAGGTTTGAGTAGGTGATGCCTACCTCTTCCATTAGATCTTCGATTGCATCTTCATGTTCCTCGAAGAAGTCATAAAGTTCTGATGAATAGATGAAACCAGACACGCCACCAGAGCAGCCATACCTAGCAACATCCATAATCTCACACGGATCAGTAAACCGCTCAGACAATGCTTTTGTTAAAGACATTAGATCAGTGCCTCAAGGATAATACAGCCGACACCCATTGCGATGCAAAGAATGCTGACACCAGGAACACTAGCAGTAGCCGCCGCAATCAGGGCAATGGCTGACACAAAGAGTAACATTTGCCTAACCACAAACAGGAAGGTAAGCCTTAGGGTAGCCGCGCTGAGCCAACACAAAGTAACGCGGTGGAATCCGCTTGCCATGCTGTGAGCGTTGAACATACAACCAGCCCTCAGACTCAAGGCGGGCCAGCACAGACTTAGTTCCCCAGCTGTGGTGACTCTTGAGCGTAGCAGCGTTGATCTCAAACAGGCGAGAGCCCGGATGCTTGCGGATGAAGCTAAGCAGAGCCTGGTCAGCCAGCTTGAGCGACACCCGCGACATGAACCGAATCATGGCGGTGTGGTGTGGTGGTGTGGACTGATGGAACAATAGACCCTAGGGCCTGGGTTTGTCAACAGCCCGGACGCAATGCCGGATTGTCTGGCGGATGCTGGGGTGGCCTGCCTTCGCGGCGGCTCCTCTCGATCCGATGTACACATCATGGCCCGGAACCCCCCGGAGTGTCAACCCCTTTATGATAAGTGTTGCTTATGTCAATGATAAGCTTGACTTATGGGGGCCACAGATTTTTTGAGAAAATAGAAACGCGCCTATGCGCCCGCGAAGATAACACACGCACAGGTACACGCCCGCGTTACATGTAACCCCCGCGAAGGGCTCCTAGTGGCTTTGACTACTGGGCCTGGCAGGTAACGCGCACGCCCGCCCGCGTTGATCTGGCCCCCACCCCACCCCGATGGGGGGTTGCCCGCGCCTCAGCCCGCGTATAAGGGGTTTGCAAATTTCTGCCAAAATTTACTAGGCGTGTCTAGAAGCGTCAGGAAGGGCCCTCCGAGGAGCCTTAGGTGTCCTCACACCTGAGGGGAGTCGGAGGGGTCTTCTAGGACCTTCCAGGGCGCAGTAAGCCGCATTTCATCAAAGAAGCCATCACCAGTATCCGAATAAACAGGATCCGGTACACCAGAAGGCGGCAAAGACTGCTCCACTTCTTTGATGGCGTCATCAACAGTTTGGGTAACCTTGGCATCAATCCACCGTTCCTCAACAGCAACAAGAAGACCAAGCAATAGGTGACGCAGCCAAACCGGCCACCCATTACTCAAGTTATAGATCTCCTTAAATTTGGTCGTCTTTAGTGATCCGAGCATCAGCCTTTGGATACGGAGGGACAGGCCTACGGTAAATAGCAGACACAGCCATCGAGTAATAAGGCGAATCCATTTTACCGTGTTGTTCAAGCGTGGTCTTCATGTCGAGCCACTTCATGTATTCCTCGTAGGTCATTTGATTCAGGTCCACAGAAGAGCCCTCGAAATCATGGGTAGTTGTTCAGAAAAGATCTGTCGTGCTTGTTCAGCGATCTGTTTATGCTCAAGCTGAGTGCCGTTACCAGTCCTCAACTCAATGTAATGAATCCAACTACGCACTGTCCCATTCATGTAAAGACGGGTCGGTGCAGCCATAGGCAGGACTTCCCTGGCACACTCCTTGGCAATGCCCTTGCTGACCATCTCGGAATAGAGGTCTTCTGCTTCAGCAAACAACTGAGCAGTTCGTCGATAGAGCAGCTGAGTATCTTCCGAACTAAGGTCATCAATGCTGTTCTGCCTGTTCTTTGTGTCTTGACGACGAAGGTGAGGAAGATCAATCCCTCCAAGATCAGACACCCTTGCATACCTTTGACTAAACTCTTGAAAGGAAAAGCTACGGTGCCTGAGTATCTGTGGAGATATAGCTCGGGTCGTATTAACCTCCATAACAATGTTGGCCATCTCAAACACGGACCAATGCTGATTGCGAATACAATAACCAAGAAGCTTATCCACGGTCTCGTGATTCTCCTGGTTACTTGGGTTAGATACCCTGGCACAATAAGCAATGGTTTCTTCTGCGTTTGGTGTGATGCTGATGAGCTTTACTGAGGACATAGCAGTTGGTAATTTGTGGGTGCGGTAGGTTGTTTAATGTAATCAGAACTACTACTCCAACCAGCTCCTCTTACGTTTTGATAACCAAAGCGTAACATTAAATGGTAAGTAACAGTAGTTTCTGTAATTGTAACTAAATTATAAGGATTATCACCATCTCTAATAATCCTATAACGGCCTGTAGGTTTATAACGTTTAGTCCAAGCAGACCCCTTACCTTCAAGATGATGTTTAATTCTATGTAATGGTTGACGAGATATACCTACATAGTATTTATTATGAGATAATTCTAATACATAAATAGGAGTCATTGTAAACACATAAAACAAATAATCTTTAGTTGTTTTATAGTCGGGTTTTCTTTTTTGTTTCAACACACGGAATCCACCTTCGGTGTCTTCCTTTTCTGTGTCTTAACAAACCAGCAAACCTAACGCTCCAGACCTTCGGTCTTCCGCTAACTATAGCTAGTATAAAGGCCCCGGCCCCCATAACAATGTGTCTTTTTCCTTCATCTGTCGGCCCCAAAACAGGGAAGGGTTGGGTAGCTACGTCCAACAGTCAATCGTTCACTCAACAGAAACCTAGTGGGATTACTCTGTGTGTCGTTATGTGTTTTTGTCTATTTCCCCCCTTCCTTCCTGCCCTTAACTGGTCGTCTCTCGGAAAAGCCAAGTGCGTTGACAATTGTTAAAGGGTTTACTTGGTGCAAATTGAAGGGGAAATAGAGTGGAGTATGGGCGAAGGGGAAGACGAGAAAGACAGTGTTCGGTCAATCCCCTTCTATTACCGCTGTTCCACACCAGAAGGCACCACTCTTCTGGTTCAACAGAGCACCTTTTCTTTGGGTCGTGTTAAATCCAGGTATAGACACCGGTTTCGCCGGTTCCAACCCCTTCGAAGTCCCTACCCATTACCAGTCGATCTGTGGCCTCCTGTGGGTGGTCGATGAAGGCGGTCATCATCCGGTTCCACTCCATGCGTTTCTGTTCGATCTGTGCCTCTTTTGCTGAGATGGCCAGGATGTCTTGGAAGTACTTAACACCCAAAGCCAAAGCATCTGCTCGGTCGTCGTGCTTTACCGCGCCTTTTTCCCGACACATGCGTGTCAGCTGGTACATAAGCATCCTAGGAAGCCTTTCCTCGGGGGCCATGTCACCGTTGGAGCGGTAGTCCCACTCGATCAGGCGCTGGTCAATGACAAGGCGATGCTGGTTAAGGATTGGCTCAAGCGTGTCTATGATCCGATCCTCCTTCCTTGTCGTGGCTCTGACCTCTTCAAAGGCAAGACCAATCTTCATTTCGATGGCGTGCTTCTTCATCAGCTCCATGACCGCACCATCACCGAAGTTAGACTCGATTAAGCAGAGAGTAGCTTTGTACTTCTTTGCTCTTCGAAGAATTTCGCAAAGGGTCGAATCGGAGTACCCGTCTTGGTTGGCAAAGATGTCCCTAACAAAGAGGTACCCATTGATCTGTGATAGGACTACGGCAACGGTTTCATCCTTACCCCTACCGGATGGGTCAACAGCAATGATAGTCTGCCCCCAAGAAGTGTATTCGGAAACTGTTTTAGGACGATGCCACCGGTCCCCAGGCAACGCAACGGCGGGCAGGTCAAGCTGTGTTTCCTTGTCAGCCCCCCACACCAGATCGCTTGGGCCCTTTGTAAGATCCAAGGGCAGTACCGAAAAATCAGATAGCTTGAGGGGAAACTTAAGCGCATCACTCAGGCTGGTATCAAGCATGAACTGGAGCATGAAGTTGCTCCGTGACATACTCTGTTCCCGTTCAAGGAGGTTGATCTCAGAGAACCGACTATCTGTGGGAGACCACCTCAGCGCATCCAACCCGTCCCGTTCAAGGTCTCTAACCAGTTGAGGTGCTAAGACTTCCTCGTATCCGGTAAGGTCTTTTGGATACCGTGCGGGCCAGACAAAGGGTCGGTAGTTTCTTTCTCGAAGCGTACGATAAATCGTGAAAGTAGTTTGCGGCGTCCCGAGAAACACAATACGAGAATCGGCTTTCGGCGTAAGGACGGATTCGCCCTCAGTAACCAACTGCAATAGCTTTTCACGCATGAAGTCGGTAGCAGAGTTAGCGGGAACCTCAACGTCATCGAATACGATAAGATCGGCTCGGCTTCCCGTAATCTGACCGGTGATGCCGACACTTTTAACTGATGGCGCTTGAGCAGGACGACAACCGGCAACATCAAACGAAACTCGGGACCACCGTTGGTCATCGTCCACAGGCCGAAGATGAGCCAGCCAATCAAACTCCAAAATGCATTTCTGAGTGAAGATAGTAAAGTCATCAGCTCTCTGTTTAGACGCAGAAATAACAAGGATCTTCTTATCACGGTCGTTCCATAGCGTCCACAGAACGAAGGCAGCAGCGATCCAGGATTTACCGAGTCCCCTAAAGGCTTGGATTTGGAGTCGTTTAGGTCCATTCTGAAGGTACTGAGCAATGGCTAGTTGTGCTCTGGTTGGAGAAGGCAGGTCGAGCGATTTCCATACCAGAGAAAGAAACAACGGAAACGATTCCGAAAGTTGCTCCTCTACGGGCCTAGAAGGCGGTTGTTTTTTGTTCATAAGGGGAACGTACGGAACAGGGGGCGGAGAGGCGTTGTAGCCCCTCCTAGGCACTAATAA